ACACCCAAGACTGTTGACAAAATAGAAAAAGTTGGTACGCTCTGGCGAACGAAGCAAGCGAAGAAGAGCATTACGCTTCGCGTTGCTCTTCTGGCAGCGCAGACGAGGAGAAAGAGCGTACCACTTTCTCAACGGCAGAGCAAAAAGTTGTGTAAGACATTATGTAACACACCAGATGTTGTGTAATGGATTGACATTTAGTTACAAATGGATACAAATGGAGTTGCAAAGACAACCTCCATAGTTTTTGCGTCCTCCCTTTCTCAACGGGGCGTTCGGGTTAGGCCAAGACTGCAAAGAACGCCCCATTTTTTATGCTTGTAAGTTAGTAACTTTAGTTGCTACGTTAGTTTCCCTTAAATCTCTTGTCCATTCTCGCACAACTTCTATTGGTCTGTCGACTTCTGTACTGATTTCAAGATCATCTTTCGCTGATCGCGGCTGACCATCGTGTCCTTCATGTGGCTGCGCTAGATAACGTGCCAGTTTCTTGACGCCCATCTTGCTAAACACACGGCTAGTAACAGTTGTCGGATTACTTGCAAAGCCAACGTAATGATGTGTCTGGTGAGCGTCACTCCAATCACGAACCTTTCCATAACGTGCTTCGATGATAACGTCACACCGTTCACCACCCTTTAACCCTGCTTCATAAGTGTTCCATATCGAATGTGGCAATTCGTTATCATCAATACCGCCACGCATTTCAGCAGTATCAGGATCACGAAAGACCTGTGTAATTTTAATCTGCGTTTCGAGAACGGTAAGCTGGTTTGATGATCCAGCAAATGAACCAAACTTTTTACTCTCACTTGGTTTGTTACTGTGATGTACAAGTATAACGGTAATGCCAGCGTTTCTTAAATCTAAAGCCATCTGATTGATCCGTCCCCATTCTGATGCAGAGTTTTCTTCTAACCCAACCCATGCAGATCGGACGGTATCAACACAAACAATATCAGGATCAGTTGTTTTAATCCATTCCGTCAGTAGCAGTAGACCCTTGTCACTTTTTAAATTCATCTGGTCTTCATTATCGAACGGAGCGTAGACCATAAAGTTATCGCCAGCATCGCCAATGCTTCGCTTGGATCGGTCAAGAAAGTTTGTAATATTAGATCGACTGTTTTCTAAGTCTAGGTACAACACCCTTGCTTGCGCACCAATTTCCCAAGGCCCAAATTCTTTTGCGCCAGCAGCAACGTGATACAAAGCGTTACGAATAAACATAGACTTACCATGCCCAGAATACCCGTGTACTTGTATTACCGTTCCATCTAACGGTAGCCACGGATCAATACAGTATTCTCTTGTACCTATCTGCGCTTCTAGTCTTTCAATGTCAGCAGTTGTTATCGGACTTATTGATGGCTTTGGCTTGTCAATAATTATCTTTTTATAGTCTGGATTTTTTCTTTCTTCTTCACGCTCAACCCGTTGGATCATCTGGTCGACTTTCACATCACCTAATCGCTCGGTAAAAAACTTATCCATGAAGTCATATATATTAGCGTAGAGTGCATCTCCATGTAGACCCTGCCCAGCAGCCATACCTAAAGCTGTATATACACGGTGATCCCTAGCGTTGCCGTCACCAGTTTGCAGCTTACCAATCTTATCAACAAGAAGCTTTGTGCTTTCCCATATATTAAGCTCAACTTTTAGCTGAGTTAGATCAACACCTTTAAACTGAAACTCTTGGATACTAACAACGTTACTGCCACCTAACTCTAACGAGTGACTATATGGATATTCTGGTAGTTCATCGAAGTCACAACCTTTATGCCAAGTGTAGTTCGGTGTCGGTGGGCAAACAATAACGCCACGGTCAGCGCGTAAATCTAAACCAGCAACCGCTGGCCAATCAATACCACTGCCATCTGCCTTACCAACACGACTACCTATTACTCCCCTACCCTTTGGGTATGCGAAATAAAAGTGCTTACCTTTTCTACTGGTAACACTAATAGGTGTCCTTGTTAGGCCAAGCTTTGTTGCTTCTTCGATTGCATTTTCGTTGTCGCAATCAACAACAATAATACCACTATGCTCGCCTGTTATAATACAGACGTTATCTTCTGTGTCTGTAAACCAAGCATCCACCTGTGCTTCGGTTGGTAATTTTTTCTGGTACTGTGTCCAGCTAACGCTAGGGTGTTTCTTCTTTGGATGTATAGGTACAACACAAAGACCTTGCTCCAATAGTTCAAGCGCTGCTTCTCTTTTCTCTAACACGTCGTTCCCCTTCTGTTATATACTTATCCAAGTCGAGCGCTGGATGCGCTTCTTTTATCTTCGCTAGATAAGTTGATGAAATGTAATCCCGATCCATCCATTGGTAAGGAATAGTTCTGGTTATCCCTAGCTTCTGCGCCACACGGGACGCACCGCCAAGATCACTTACAAGTTTTCGTATGTCGAACTTCATAAGCCTCTCCTTTTTTAATTGACAAGTTGTATTAGATACATTAAAACACAACTTAGTCAACTTAAAAATGAAGATGAAAGAGAGGGCAAATTGAAAATCCAAAGGTTTAAGACCAACGACATGTCTGTCGCTGGTGTGACCAACACCCTAGTCGTTGGAGAATGGGGAACTGGTAAGACGACACAAGCTTTAAACTATCAAAAGACTTTCGGTAAAGGTTTGATATTAAGTGGAGAAAGTGGACTACAATCACTTATGAAAAGCGATATTGACTACATTCCTTTTGACGGTTTTGCAAAAGGTGACAGTCCATTTCGTGAGATAATTAAATGGATTACTGGTAGTGATGAATATAAAAAAGAAGACTACCAATGGATCATGGTAGACAGTATGACTGAGTTGTCTCAGTTGTGTATAAGAGAAGAGCAACAGCACTTTGAAGCTGAGAGCGGAAACCCACAGGACATGAGGGCTTGGGGTCAATACAACCGCAAGATGCTAGCGGCAGCAAAGATGTTGCGTGATCTTCCAGTACATACTTGTCTAACGTCACTGCAAAAAAGTGACAGAGACGACAACGGTGTCACTCGTTACATACCAATGGTTGAAGGTAGTACGATCAGAGAGAACCTTCCTGGTTTGTACGACAATGTATTCTTTCTTGTTCGTAAAGATACGCAACAAGGCGAGAAGACTAGCGTTAAGTGGTACACCGTAACAGGCAAGTACGGCGGTTACGCTGGCAAAAGTCGTGATGCTTTTCGTCGCTTATCTCCTGTTGAGGAAGAGGCTGACATCACAAAAATATTAACGAAGCTTACAATGAGTGAAGCTGATTACAAATCCAAAATGAAGAAAGGGGCAAGCCAATGAGTTTCCAAGGCTTTAGTAATGTTGACCTGAGTTCAATAGATATTGACGATGGGCCAATAAGAGAGACGTTGCAAATGGGACGTCACGAAGTAACAATCACAGAGGCTTCTATTGACGACGGTAGAGAAGGTAAGAAGGATTTAGTTCTTTCTTATAGCAATGACAAAGGTGCTATTCGTCAGTGGCTTACTATTTACGATCCGAACATGGTGAAGAATGATAAGGGCGAAGCTCAACAACCTGAGTATGTCAATATAAATTGGACGCAAATTAAAAAGCTTCTTAAATTTATTGGACATGAAGCTGATGAAACTCCTGATCCATCATACTTTGTAGGAAAAAATGTCGGCATTAACGTCAAGCAATCTGAATATAAGGGCAAGAAACAACTGCGTATTAACTACCACTTTATGCCCGAAGCATCTGCATCAAATGGGCTGAATGATAACATACCCTTTTAATGTCGGTCGATTGGGAAAAAATTGCGGATGATGTAGTCGCTGCAATTGATGAAGGCTTCGCCTCTGAGAAGAGGGGCGAGGCCCGATCCTACATAGGGGCTTCTATGGCTGGCACTGAATGTATTGCTCAGCTAGCGTTGAGTCTTCGCGGCTTTCCTGACGACGAACCTGATCCTAGACTTAAAAGAATATTTAGGGACGGACACCGCATAGAAGATGAAGTCGTAAAGGACTTAAAGAAACGTGCCGATCTATTGGTTCACGAAAAAGATGCTTGGTCTGGCAGACAGCATAGACGTGAATGGTTACATGGGCATGTAGTCTGTAACGCTGATGGCATGGTTACATTTGAAGACGCCGATATACCCGAAGAAGATAGGACTGCTATCTTAGAAATAAAATCAATGAAGAATACACTCTTCAATCAATTTAAAAAACATGGCGTAAAGAAATCACATCCAAAATATTACAGCCAATGTCAGATGATGATGGCAATGTTCGAGATACCAAGAACTTTTTTTATATCTTATTGCAAAAATTCTAGTCAGTACCACGCACAGATTATTGAGTTCGATCAAGAAGAGTGGGACTTGATGTATGTTCGCATACAAACTGCACTATCGGGTGGTCGCACTCGCATCTCTAGTAAGAGGGACGACTTTCGCTGCCGCTTCTGCTTTAAAAATAGTAGTTGTTGGGACATCCCCGACGTTAAACCAGAGTGTCGTTTCTGCGAACATTCATTTGCTAATGAGGATGGGGGCTTTACTTGTCGCCTTGACGATCACGAAGCTGGTGAAGTTTGCGAAAGTTATACTTTGTTTAGACCAGAGGCCAAGGCATGAGCGATGAACATAAAGCTGACTATTATAGCGAACTGACTGAAGTCCAAAAAAAAATTTTAGAAAAAGAACTGGAAGTCGAAAGCATAGCAGATCGTGTCACAATACTTATGAAAACGGAATGGGGTAGTGACAACTTACACAAGGCTAACGTCAAGCACCGCTTTGAAAAGTCTCGGTTAGTTGAGTTGCGATGTAAAGAAGTTGAAATTACAAATAAGATAGCGCTCAGCAAATGGACAAAGAAGACATAATAAAAAGACCTTCGCATTATACGCAAGGCAAGGTTGAATGTACGGAAGCTATACGCTCAGCAGTAGGCGATGAAGGCTACGAAGCTTTTTTACGCGGCAACATTATTAAATATATATGGCGCTACCCCCACAAGAATGGCCTTGAGGATTTAGCGAAAGCGCAGACATACATAAATATGCTGATTGATCTAAAGTCTAGTAATCAATCTTAGAGTTTATCCTTGAGCTAATACCACTACCGCTTTTCTTTTTTCTTCCAGACGGCTCACCAGCAACTGCATCAACAAAGTCTTCTCGTAGTGCTGGCATAGACCCAACAGGTGGTGCGAACCTGTGGAATAGCGTGTCAACCATTTCTCTTTCTTTGTAGTTAGACGACGTTCCACCAAGGCTGTCATTAATAATATCACTGACGCCAGACCCAACGGTAAGGCCATCGTTAAACAATCCCATTGACGGCCCAAGTATAACTTCACCAATTCTTACCTGACCAAATGCGCCGTTGTCTACGTTTGAACCAATGTCATATAACATTTCACCGATCAAACCCATGCCACCCATGACAACAAAGCCATCCCAATACCAGCCCAGATACTTAGCAGTGTCTTCATCCATGTTTTCTGCCCATGCAAACTGCTCGGCAAGTGAACGTTCTCTAAACTTAAACTCTCGGTTGTCCTGACCACCACGACCTTGAACAATGTCTTTAATATTTGCTGCTGCAAATCCCATTGCTGGCGCTGCTGTGTACATATACATCAACGGTGCAATATCGGCATCCCTTGGGTTATCCAAAAACCTATTCCATGCTCTGCGATGTAAACGCCACATCATCATTGGAAATGATTTTAGCTGATACACAATCTTGCCAATTGGCGTCTGACCCCAAACAGGATTATCAGATGGGTTGGGCGTAAAGATTGCTTCGTTGGTAAATCTGTTTAACGCTGTAGCAACTTGAAAATACTCTTCGCTATGGTTGTCCATTGCGCTTTCAAGTTCTATCGAATTGCTTTTGTAAAAGTCTTGCAAGCCGTAAGCGTCCATCTGACGTTTAGCAATACGTCCCTTCCTTGTATTAGGTTCATTGATTGCTTGGCGCTGCATCATTCTTAAATGCTCGTACCCAATGGCTGACGCTAAGTTGCGCCACATTTCTGTCCAAGGTGTAAGAAGTGTTGCATTAAAATAACCGTTAGTGAACTTGGTACTGTCAACACCAAAGGCTTGGGTCATGTATTTGTACGTTATGTTTTCGGTAGCTGCACCAATGTTGCGCACCATTTCACGATAGTCTTCGTCTTGGGCGTAATTTTTAATCCCTCTTACCCACGCTTGGAAGTTACCAGATTGCACCAACGGTAACATACTATCACCCATTGACGTTAGTGTAGTAAACGGCAGCAATGTTACAGCGTTAAATCCTGTCAGCCACTTCTGAGTTGTCTCGGCCATTCCAGAATATGCTGTTTCATCATTGATTGGTCTGCGTCTAACAGCGTTCAAGAAACCTCTGGCATGTAGCTGGTTCTTTCTATGGACAGGCGACAACCCACCATCAGCCGTGTGAAGACCGTCAGCAATTGCTTCTGCTCTTAGCTTAAAGTTCTTTTGCTTCATAAGCTCCATACGCCGTTCGGCTGGCGATAGCTCTGCAAGTTCGGATTGTGAACGTCGGTATAAGCGGTTCATATACTCTGCCATCTCATGCTTCATAGTTCCGCTTTGAGCCATTTTAACAAGCTCTCTAGCATGGTACTCTGCTCTACCTTCTGCCAATAAACTTGGTGGTGCTTCCATGTATGTAAAATCAAACTTTTGTTCGACTATATCCTGATCGGCTGGATTGCGTACAAAGCGTAGCTTAGACGAAACCTTTTTACCTTTGAGTAAAGAAGCAAGTGCTTCGACGCTAGATGGGTTGCTGTTCAACGCTATAAAGTAATCGTCTATAGCGTGATGCCCAGCGCCAAAACTCTTAAACAAATCTATGTCACGCTCGGCTGCGTCAGAATACTTACTAACCACAACCATAATGTCGTTCTCTAAATAGTCAGCAAGATTGTTTGCGTTGTTTTGGTCTGTAAACTCTTCAAACAAATCGAGACGGATCATTCGTTGAAACGCATGGTCGGAGTTGTTGTTGTCAGAAGGTGTACGCCTAATAT